GGATACACAAATTCAACTCTCGTAAATATTTCATCAGGCAATGTTTTTATTGGTGGTGGAACTATTACACCAAAATCTGCAAGTAGTTTAATTCTTGTTATAAGTAATCAACAATTACACAATGATACTGCTGGGCCATATGGTTATTTGAGAGTTGTTAGAACTATTAGTGGTGGAAGTGATGTTATTATTGATACGCCAGGCAACGCAACTGGTTATCAATATACTGGTAATGGTAAAAGAATAAACTTCCCCGGCTGTGTTCTTGATAATCCAAATACTACAAATTCAATTCAATACAGACACCGTGTAGACCATCTTAGTGGAAGTATTGATAACGCATGGAATTATTCTGGTGGTGTTAGTATGACCCTATTAGAAATCGCACAGTAAGGAATAAGATATGGCATCAACATTAAAAGTAAATACAATTCAACATACTGGTGGAACAACTGGATTAAATATTACTAGTGGTGGTGTAGTAACTCAACCAACTAAACCTATGTTTCGAGTAAAACAGTCAACAGACCAATCAATTGCAAATGCGTCTGAAGTTACAGTAGAATTCAATGATAAAACATCAACTGGTATGTTTGACATTGGGGGTTATTTTAATACAAGTAACTACAGATATATACCACTAGTTGCTGGATATTATTGGTTTGGTGCAACTGTCACTATGAGGTCAGCTGCACCAGATTATGTAATAATTAATATTCGTAAAAATGATGTTGATGAGTTTAGAAATGTTGGTATGGAGTCTAATGCAGCTAATGCTCATGTTCCTGTTCATACTAGTGGATTGATTTATATGAATGGTTCAAGTGATTATGTAGATGTTTCTTGCCAGCATAATAAGGGGTCTGCTTCAAATACTAACAGCGGTAAAGAATTCTCTTATTTTACTGGTTATCTGATAGGATAAATATATAAAAGAATTAACAGGAGAAAATAAAATGGCAACAGTCGGAGAAGCACTCTCTGCCCTTGGAATTACTGAATGGGTATTGCGTGGAGAACCAACAACAGAAGACGAATTCAATTCGATGTTCAGAAAAGTGACAGGTGCAGATGAAAATAATTCTGCAATTGAATCTTCAAACCCTTCTGATTTTGGTACTACATGGTCTGCTGTATCTGCAAAGATGACAGAACTGACTAACGCTGCACCTATGAAAGAACTTCGTAGACAGAGAAATGAAAAACTCGCAGAAACAGATTGGTGGGGTGCGTCAGACAACACCATGACAACTGCACAGACTAACTATCGTCAAGCTCTTCGTGACTTACCAGATGGTGCAGAACCTACATGGGATGGTGTGACACTTGGTAACGTAACTTGGCCGCAAAAACCAGCATAGGTTCGTCATGCGTACCTCTGATGATGTTTTAGATAATGTGTTGGGAATAACAGATGTTGTGGAAACAACTGCATCTCAAGTAACCTTGCCTGAGGTTGTTCCCCCACAATCTGATTCAGAGGACATGGACAATGATTATAAATATCAGAGAGAGAACTTTTATAGGTTAGTGGAAAGAGGACAGGATGCAATTGATGGTATCCTTGAACTTGCAAGGGAAAGTGAACATCCACGGTCTTATGAAGTTGCTGGTCAGTTAATTAAGAATGTTGCAGATGTGACGGAGAAACTTGGTGACCTTCAGTCTAAAATGAAGAAACTCAAGGAAGTTCCAAACACTGCACCAAAGAATGTAACGAATGCATTGTTTGTCGGTTCAACCGCTGAACTGCAAAAGATGTTAAAAGGAAAATAAAATGCCAACACTAACACAAATAGGTAACGGTGCTATCCAAGGTGATTCAACAACACTTGCAAATGCAGATGTTGATAAGGGTGCATCTGGTGATACTTTAATCGTATTTGACGCTTCTGCAACAACACTGAAAAGAGTTAGTGCATCTGGTCTTGGTGGTGGTTCTTTTCTTGGTGAAGGGTCTGGTGGGTTAGGAGATATCATTCGTGTACATGAAGAACAATTAGATACTAGTGTTACAATCGCTGCGAATACAAATGGACTTGCAGCGGGGCCACTGATTGTCGCAAGTGGTGTGACGTTGACTGTATCTGGAAACTTAAGCGTGGTGTAACATGAGTACAATTACAGTAACAAATTTACAAGGACACACTTCTGGTGGAGATGCAAATAAAATCAAACTTGCATCAACTCAAACCTTAGATGTAAACGGTACACTAGATGTTACTGGTGCAACTGTCACTGGTAATTTACCCGCTGCAAATCTTACTGGTACATTACCAGCACTTAATGGTAATGCATTAACCAACCTTGACCTTCCTATTGATGACCATTTAAGAGTAACTTTTAGTGGCCCTGATGCGTCTAACAACACTGTAACATATCTAACACCAACACTACAGGGTGAGACAAATGGTGGGTTTACCATCCAAAATACTAATGAAATTAAACCAAGTGTTCTAGGACATTACTTAGTCACTTTTATAGCGGCCGCATCCACCCCCGGCGGCGCTGGTTATACTCCTATATCATATATTTACAAAAATACATCTAGTTGGAATGCTCGTGCTGGTATTCGTGCCTATTCTGGTAGTTCAACTATTGATTTTCCAACTAATATATCAATAGTGTCTATAAATAGTTCGACAGATTATTTTAAGTTTGCAGTGTATCAAAATTCGGGTAGTACCGCTACAAGTCCTTACGGAACAGCAACAATAGTTAGACTTGGTGATTAAGGAAATATAAAATGAGTTTAGTAAGTAAAATAATGAAATTAGAAACTTCCTTGACTGATGATGATTTTCATCCAGAGACAGGAACAATTTTAGTTGTAAATAATAATGGTGTAGAGACTATTGAGAAATGGGAACATCCAACTGTAAAACAACCATCACAATCTGCGATTGATGGTATCAATGATTCAACGATTACCGCTGAACAAAACATGGCAGCTCTTCGTGCAGCAAGAAACGTCAAACTTGCAGAAACAGATTTTTATGCGCTTTCTGATGTAACAATGTCATCTGAAATGTCAACATATAGACAAGCATTAAGAGACATCACTGATAGTGCAACATCTTTAGATGATGTAACATGGCCTACGAAACCAGAATAAATAGAATTAAACAGGAGATAATATAATGGCAAATATTACAGTATCGGTTACAGATACACAAATGAAATGTCTTGAGTATGCCGCAAACTCTGTTCAAGATTGGTGTGACAATGCAATTCATGAACGGGCTAGAGTTGCACAGGATGAGATTATTTCACTCTTAGTCGCACATTGCAATGCAAATTCTATTGCACTTGCAGTGGGAACTGATGCACAAGTCGCTCAAGCATATGAATTAGATGTTGTAGACACTGCTGCAAATAGAACACCAGTTGAATAAGGGAAAGATAAATGGCATCCACAATTAAAGTAGATACAATCGAAAATGTCGCTGGTTCTGGGAACGTAAGTCTGGGGTCTGGTCATAATCTTGTAGTGCCTGGTGACCTTACAGTAGATACAAGTACACTTAAAGTAAACGCATCTACTAATAGAGTAGGCATTGGAACAGCCTCTCCCAACAATCCACTAGAAATCGCACACACTGGAAGTGCAGGCGCTGGTGGCCTTCGCATTGGTGACCCCTCTACGATTGCAAGTGATACTGGTATTTACTTGAGAACTACTGGTGATGCAGTTATTGGTGCTGCCGGTGGAGATATTGTTTTTGATACGAATATGGGTGTTCAAGAAGATATGCGTATTGATAGCAGTGGTCGTGTGATGACACCTAATAGACCAGCTTTCCTTGCATATGGTTCGCCATCTTTAGATAGTCTTAGTGGTGGTTATGGACACCTTCACAGTTTTACTCAATCAGATGGTTCTGGTTATAGTTATGACGTTGGAAATTGTTACAATAATAGTACTGGTAGATTTACTGCTCCAGTTGCTGGAAAATACTTTTTTCATGGAAGTATATACAGAGCGCAAGCATACAGTGGTGCTGCAAACCAAATGTTAATCTTTTCAAAAAACAATGATAATAGCGGCGACCTTCTTGGAACAAATGCTGTTGGTGACCAATATGAACAAATTACATTAACTGGAGTCTTTAATTTAGCTGCAAACGATTATATAAATTTATTAATATATGCTGGTTCTGGTTCTTTTACTATACAAGGTTCTGAACCAAGAAATTATTTTTTTGGATATCAAATATCGTAGGATAAAAATATGTCAACAATTAAAGTAGATACAATCACAACAAGAACTGGTTCTGGTAATATTACCGTAAGTAACACTATCGCTGGTAATTTAACTGGTAACGTAACTGGTAACGTAACTGGTAACTTAACTGGTAATTCTACAGTTGGTGGTACTCTTGGTGTTACTGGATTAATCACTGCAAGTGGTGGTTTATCAGTAGGTAGTGGTGGTGATACCAACACTATGGACGATTATGAAGAAGGCACATTTGAACCGACATTCACTAGTGCTGCTGGTGATTTTACTAATGTTGGATACTCCGGCGATACAGGTGGTAGATACATCAAAGTTGGAAACCTTGTGTATGCTCAAGGATGTGCAAGAATTAATGGTACTTTAAACAAAAGTAATCGTTCAAGTGGCGAGACTTTGGTTTTAGGGAATTTACCTTTTACACAATCTAGTCGTTCTAACGGAGACAATGCTGACAGTATTCCAGTTGTAAGATGCCCAGTATGGAGTAGCGGTGATGTTCCAGAAAGAGGAATCATGAGGAATGGTGAGGCCGGCTTTTCTCTGGTAAAGATGGCAAATAATGCAACATCTCACACTATTACTGTAAGTGATTTACCCAGCGATGCAATGATGCAATTTACAGTTATGTATACGACTAACTAATAAATAACCTTATACCTTTAGTGGATTCTAGAGGCGGACAAAGGGAGAAAGATAATGGCAATTACAAAACGTACAGAACAAGATAAAATTGAAGTAGTAGGCCCGTTCAAAATAATTCAAGTGAGAACTGCTACTGTTATTGAAGAAGACGGTGTAGAAATTTCAAGAAGTTTCCACAGACATACTGTTGCACCAAACATTTCTTCAGACGCACTTGCTAACGAAAGTGCAGATGTTCGTGCAATTGCAACACAGTTTCATACTGATGCGGTTAAAACCGCATATGCAGCACACTTAAATGAAGGTGAATAAGTAACACCTAAATATTTGCATGACTGATGCAAACCACTATCTAGGAAACCCTCTTCTAAAGAAAGCAAATGTTCCTGTCGAATGGACACAGGAACAGATTCTTGAATATAAAAAATGTATGGAAGACCCCATGCATTTCTGTCAAAACTATATCAAGATTGTTTCTTTGGATGAGGGTTTAATTCCTTT